GGACGTACTTCTCTAATTCTTCAAAATCTATCGGGAAGAGCGCACAATATTTATACTTTAATGTGCAGACGAATCTTCCGTCGAGCATAACATCAAATACAAATGTTTTCATTGTTCACCTCCTTCCTTTGTAAACAAATCATCAATATAAAGCCAACGAACAATACCATAATATTCAACAGTTTTATTCCAATAAGAACTTCTAAAGAAGCTAGTTTTAACAATTTGATATCCTTCCCTATCTCTACCATCAAATAATATTGGACTTGTATTAGCAATTGGCTCTTCATTAGCAGGATGCCATAACTCTTTCAAGAATTTTTCTTGCATCCATGTAGCACCTGATTTAAAAGCTTCTTCTATGATCCTCTGTATATTGTCATCATAGTTATTATACCCATCTTGTGCATAATTAGTAGCTTCTTCTTCTATTTTCTTATCGTCTATCATAACTTATTTCTCCTTTAAACGTTCTATTAATTTATCTGCGATTTTGATGGCAGAATTAACAACACTGTCATACGTAGAGTTAGGACGTTGTACAAGACCTGCTGCAACATCTTTTGCTATCTCATATCTTCTCTGCTCCCAAATGTTTTCTTCGTTATCATTATTCTGGGTAAAGCTTGAACAAAGTATTACATCCTCCTCATTTTGTTTGGGTCTTTTGCTACAAAAAAAATATCTGGAGCAGTAACTACATAATCCTTTCATCCCTCACCTCCTTTCCACTCATCAGTCGTTCCTAGTAGATGTGCTGTCTCTTTGTTGTAAGGAATACAATACTTACGACTAAATCCGATACAACGAAAAGGATATTGTGATTCTTCTTTATAATGAGAAAAGAGGTCAGCTTCCCATACATCATCTTTCTCATTTCGCCCCAATACTTTATCGAATGTCTTAAACTCACACTTAGGCTTTTCTATTTCCAAAGTTTTAAGATCGAGTTTGCCACCAATTTTTTCCTCAATATTATATATATAGATTTGAGCAGCATTACTTTCTTCAATATGAAAATGTTGGGTAACACAAGTATAGCGTCCTGGGACATAATTTTTATAATTCTTATTAAGATAATGTCTACCTATAAAGGTTGTATATGTATCATCTGTAAACTTTTCGAAGATAATATGCGCATTATTCTCATTAACCAAGATATCGCCCTTCTGCCAAGCAAATTTGTTCCAATCACGCATTTCCTTAGAAGGGAATAATAACGGCTCTGATCCATCGTAATCATAGAATCTGCCACTACTTAAGAATAGTGATGTTCCTCCATGATGTTCCACAGCTATATAACCGCCACTTACATGCGAAAAAAATACTTCACTAAACAAAGGAGAATATAGCTTCGTATTTGCTGGCTTATCCTTTAGGATTTCCACTATATTAATCTCAGTTTCCATAACTAAACCAATTTTTGCGTTAAACAATACTGGTAGTAACTCATACTACCAACGTTTTTTGATATTTTTGGCAACTCCCCATCATAAGGAGTGACTTTCAAGCCATCAATGAAATCAGCATTCTCAGTTGATACCTCGGTATCATGCTCATTCATAAACACCTTTTGCGCTGTCGTAGAATGGCTTTCTGCTCTCAGCTTACCGAGTGAACGCCAAACCTGCTTGCGATGGATGAACAATCCATGCAAAGGAATAGTCTTTACTTCTACTTTTGTTCCCATAACCTTTATTTTAATACATCTATTCTCTATCTAAATAAAACGGGGAATATCGCAATATTCTCATTTCTCTTCTCATATTAATCTCAGCTAAACGAGCAGCTTTATAAAGCTTAATATATGGCTTATCTTTGAGATATTGAATAAATTCGACAACAGAATATTCTTTCTTTTCCATACCCTTAACCATTTAAAGATGATAATAACTATTTGATACCCTTGCGCCCAAATCGAAGCAGCCCACAGCATCCGGCTTTAAGAAGCGTTTCTCTAACTTCTCCAAAGCCACTTTATACTTCTGCTCCATGTGCTTGCAATGTAGTCTCTGAGCTAATTTAAGTTGCTCAACAACACCCTTGCGAGCAACTCTATATTGTTTATCGGACATCATAGCCTTATTCGTTCACATAGTTGATTACTTGCTCTTGACCTTGCTCATGCAAGTTATCGAAAGCGTCTTCTATAACTTTAGCTACTTGGTCGCCATTTAGGTTCTCCAGCATTTCGCTTACTACCTCTATCTGCTGGTCTGTTGCTAAAGAGCAAAACTTGTCAATAAGAAAACTCTTCTGTGCATGGACGAGCATATCATCGAATAAATCCGATACATCTACACTAACTTTATAATATGCCATAATTTGAAATTTTAAAAGTAATTAGTTGTACCACACATCATTTGGTATAAGAGCCAATTTCCATCCATACTCTAGTTCATACCTTAATATTTCAAGGTCGTGACTCATTACAGATGAAAGACCTACAAACTTATTTTCGTACTCCATATCCAAACCATTTAGTTACCATACTTGTAATGCAAATAATTATCCTCTGAGCCGAAATAAAGCTCGGTATCGCTCATATTTGCCTCCATCAAGTCATTCTCTACATCTTTATAAGAAGGCACGCAATCCTTAACTCTTTGGCAGAACAAAGGATATTTTGAAGACACGTCTTCTCCGTCTTCATTATAGATATTAATCTTATCTACATTGTAATATGGATAAGAAGAAATATTTCCATATGAATGGATAACCTTTCTACTCTTAACGGACACCACGATTTCAGCAGGTTTGTTAATAGCATCAAACTCGCAAGTAAAATCATCAAGCTGCGCCTCAAAAGCCGCATCATTAAACTTTTCAGATAAGTTTTCAAAAAACTTTTTCATTTTCTTATTACAGTTTTTGTGGTGTGTCTCACCATTTTTAATTAGTAACCTTTATTTCTTAATTACGATGCAAAGATACAAAGAATATTCGAAATATGCAAATTATTTAATGTATTTCCTATAGCTTTTAACACTCTATAATAATATAAACAAATAATTTGCTGACGTTAACAAAGAAATCCCCACCACTACATTATTATATATAGTGATGGGGTAAACACCAAATAATATTTTGCCTTTGGGCTATTTTTCTTCCTTATCTACGATTTCAACGAAATCTCCAATTCCCAAACGAGCCTTATTGATACATGATGCTATCCAACCTATCAGATAGGCAGATGGTTCTCCACCATGTTTCATTTCAATATTACCCTCGATAGCATCACAAGCGTGACTAGCCTCATGACAAATTACATTCATACGCATAGCCTTACTGCTACTGAATAAAACAAGAACGCACTTTCTTCTTGTTTCTCTTATGTGAAGTCCGTAATAAGTAAATCCATCACCATTTAAAAAATCGTACTTTTCAATATCCGTACCATCATTATTCAAGAATGCTTTCTTTGCATCCTCAAACTGCAACCCAACCCCAACACACAATAAGTGTGGGTAAATGGGCTGGTCGTATTCGTAATATCCTTTCTTCTTCATACCTCATCGTTTTTATGTTTCTCCCACCCTGCTTTTGAAAAGGCATACCAAGTATCACAAATGTCAAGAGCGAGCATGTTGCCTTGGTTAATACAAAAATCGCTATCAAAGCCTTCGATATGAACATACATCAGTGCTATAGTATCATAAGGAACGCTACGACCTTCAAGACAAGGGTTTTTAAAATTCTTAGTCTTGTATAAACTTGTAACAATTGGCACTTGAAGAACGTCTGAAATATTCTTAGTGCTAATCTCTATCGACTTCTTAAACTTCTTCATATTCTCAACTATTTAAATTTCTCAAAGTAGAACACAATTTGTCTATCAAAGTGCTCTTCGATTAAACCATAAGCAAGCGACATCTTTACTTGGAAAGAAGCCTTACCATTAAGCAATCCTTTAGCCTGTCTAGTAATCTCTGAACGAAATTGTTCCAAACTCATATCACGCTTACGAAGATTACAAGACCTGCAAGATGGCATATAGTTCTCCATGGAATCATCGCCATGGAATACGACAAATTTTCCCTCCTTGTCGCTCCACCGAGAGTAACAACCTCGATTTTTCGGAACAAGATGGTCAACCTGCATATCCTTATACTCTATACTCTTGCCGCAATAAGCACAATGCCCATCGTATTTGCGATATATTTTAAGTCTATCTTCTTTTTTCATAATCGTTAATTATGTAACCTACCAATATGCCACTTTGAGCAAACCTTGCATAAGTAAGGATGCCAGCTGGAAGCCTTCAACTTCGAATTCTGATTTAGAAACTCCCAAGCATCATCCTCGCTTTCATAAGCTACCTTCGCCTTCCAAGATTGACCATTTCTAACCCAATGCTCAGGATCTGGATGCAAATGACGAGGAATACATTTATTTCTTTTCTTCATAACTTCTTCAGAAATTTAAGTTGAAACCCTTCTGCCTTTTTTATTCCTGGGTATAGCTTCGTTAGAACCTCCCATGCTCTTGTCTTGTGCCGATGCCACATCGTAACCGGATGCACACGCTCACCACTTGGTAACACATAGAAATCTGCCTTAATGGTATCAATATGCTCATAGTTTGCAGCTTTATATATAGTTCCCTTGTTACCTATGGACGTATCGGCATAAGATATAAGGTACTTGATTTCCTTATGTGTTGCCCTAATATACTTATGCAAGAGAGATAGGCAAATCGTCTCGCTAAACTTTGGCATATCATCAGACAACCACATTCTGTCAAATTCCCTCACTTGATGGTAATCCAACACTTCGCCCTTTTCAGTCTTGATGTGCGGTCGGATTCCATACCCTATTTGCATTGCGCCCCTTATCTTATCCTTATACAATACCAAAAGATTCAAGCAACTATTCTTCGTTACCTTGTGTGAAAAGTGATGAGGAACTATGATTGCATCTGCTTGCGCCTTATCGCACTCCATCAGCTTTATTCCCTTTTCCTTGCACTCGTAACCGATAACAAATCCGCAGAAGCCTAGCACTGGAGACTTGTTCAACTTTCTTCTTCTCATATCAATGATACCTCCAAAAATAACGTTTGAAATTATCTAGCAAATGCTCTATACAAGCTTTGATTTCGCCCTCTCTTATGAATTGGTTGCAAAAATCTATCAATTCATCACGTACCAACCCTCGTTTTAAGGCTTCGTCTCTCATAGCTCTTATAAGAGCATCCGTTGTTTCTTTATTCCCATTTCTTACAACAGGATTGCAACAAAACACCTTGCACATATCCATAGTTTCAAAACAGACTTAACTGCCTACTCATATTCTTTAATTCGTTATTGGCAAAATCTACTTGACGCTGGTCTATTTCAAAGCCTATATACTTTCTTTCAAGGTTTACGCAAGCTCTTGCTGTTGTGCCACTCCCCATAAATGGGTCAAGAATAACATCACCTACATTTGTTGAGTTTCTGATTAGAATCTCCATCAACTTAACTGGTTTTTCGGTCTGATTGATCAATCCTTCTTTATCCCTGCGTTTGTTGGTTGGAATAGGAACACTCAGAATGTCAGATGTGCCAAACTCATTAATTGGCTTTCCACCTCCCTTACGAAGCATAATGATATACTCCTTTTGATTCATATAATACGTTCCACACACCTTAGTGCATTTATCCCATATTAAACACTTTGTGAAGTGAAACTCACTCCGTCCTATCTCATCTAGAAAGTGCATCAGATTATAGTCGTTACACATAAGATAGCAATGAGTCTTATCCTTTAGTACTCGATATAGTTCGTTGATATACTCCGAAATATCTATGTCATTACTCTTGAATATCTTACCTTTTCTAGTTTGAGAATCCGTCCAATATCCACTCATGCTACTGCGCCCACCTCTAGCTTGTACCGGATAAGCAACATCAGAGCATACTAGGTCTATACATTCATCGTCTAGCTGCTTTAGAAGCTTTCGGCAATCACCTTGATAAATTCTATTTAGCTCCATCATATCACCCACTAACTTTCATTTCAAAATAAACTGTCTTGCTTTATCATTAATTCATTTTCTATTCTCTTGTTTGCTTTATCGTAAAACTCTCTATTAGTTTCAAAACCTATAAAATTACGATTTTCTTGAATACACGCAATAGCCGTAGTTCCACTACCTATACAGCAGTCTAGTACAATATCTCCTTTGCAGGAATGCTTGTTTATAATGCTTCTGAAAAGACTAACAGGCTTCTGGGTAGGATGAAATCTCCCCTTATCACAACAGATTGGAAAGCTATATACTCCATTGTCATATTCACTATTAAAGATAGGATTTTTACCTTTCACCCCACACACAGCGACCTCTCTTGCGTTTGTGAGATAGTTTGTCTTACTATTTATTGGAACAGGATTTGTTTTTATCCATTCTATAAATCTAATTTGTTTAAATCCGACTTTAATCATCGCATCCTTTACGACCCCAATCTTCCACAAATCATAGAAACAAACTATATATCCACCATCTTTCAAGCACCTGTAGGATTCTTTTATCATAGAGCCTATATCAAATGCTTCCTGTTTATCCCAGTCTCCAAAGTCGATAGATATGCGAAATCTATCGGTATCTTTACCAATAGGAGCGGACTTTGCATAATTGGAATCCCTTGAAATTTCATATGGAGGGTCTGTGAGTATAAGCGAGACGGACTTGTCATCAATCTTGCTCATACCATCCAGACAATCAACTTGATAAATCTTATCTATCTCCAGCATATCCAAACATATCTTTTTGATTAAACATTTCTTCTTTGATTCTTTTTTGTGCTACCTTGAAATATTCCCCGTCTAACTCAAAGCCAAGGAAATTCCTGTTTGTTCGCATACAAGCCAGAGCAGTACTTGCTGAACCCATAAAACCATCAAATACCAAATCTCCTTCGTCCGATGATTTCAAGATGCATTGCATAAGCAAGGGGATTGGTTTCTCGTTCTGATGTACCAACTTATCTGATGGAACTCTATCAAAGTCCCACACGTCCTCCAAACGTTTGCCGTTTATGATTCGTCTGCCTTTATTCAAGTACAGGATTGGCTCGTAACATTGACCATATTGCGCATCTAAATCTCCAGCCGTATGGTTGTTCTTTCGCCAAATGAGCACATTCTTAATGGTAAACCCTGCGTGCCTCGCTTGTTGCATAAAAAAGTCCAAGGTCTTGGCACTACAGAAGATATAAGCAGCACTATCATCCTTCAAAATTCGGTAGCATTCGCTCATATAATCAATAATCAATTGCTCATTATCGTCATTGAGTATTTCCTTAGAGAAACGATGGTCGTCTGCTCTCCATCCGGTCTTATAGGAGATACAATATGGTGGGTCAGTAACAATTAAATCTACTTTCCCGCTCTCTATTTGTTTCATTCCTTCTATGCAGTCGGAATTGTATATTCTATCAAATTCAAGCATATCAAATCTCTTTTATAGCGTTAACATAAGCTTCATGAGCCTCTTCTTGCGTATCAAAGCAACCTATATATATTTTCTTTTTACCTATCTGATACTGCGCTTGCCATTTTCTTACACTCTTATTCCAAGTCACACCCAAGTATTCGGAAGAGGTTTTCTTTGCTATAGCAGAATAAATCACATTGTATCTTGCGGTGCAATACTCCAAGTTGTCTACATCGTTATTCGTCTTATCGAAATCCTTATGATTCACCATTGGAAACGCTTCTGGATTTTCCAAGAAAGCCTGAGCTACCAAACGATGTATATAAAACATCTTGCGCTTTCCGTTCTTGTAAAGCCATACCTTCAGATAACCTTTTGGTGTCTTGCAAGGTGCGATTTCCTTTAATTGAGACGTTCTCCCAATAGTAAAAACATGTCCCAGCTTGCTAACATAATACCTTTCGTAATTCTTTATAGGCTTTATATCACCAAGAAACCTTGTTATACTTTTATCTTTCATTGTTACCTCCTTTTTCAAAGAAACTTGAATATATGGCTTGCGCCTCCTTTGTATCTAGCAAATCAATATCATTGTAAAACCTTCTGTACACAACGCACAGCCTTTCGTCATTTCCGGTGTCTCTTGCTTTAGCTATTTGCTGACAAGATTCCATGAGAAATGCACTTATCTTCTCGTAACTTCGCTTCTGTGTCTTCTTTAGCATATCCATGCTTACAAAGGTTTTGTAGTGGATGATATGCTTTTCTTGCTCGTATTCTGTGAGTATAAGCCCTTCCGGAATAGCAAATACCACTCTTCTTGTCTTGTCATCACTATAGAGCTGAACTGCACCTGTAAACGATGTATATATCTTTTGCAATATCTTGGCAATCGGTAAGTCTTTTTTCAAAAACCTTTCTGCAAATCTCTTCAGAAAATGAACGCTCATAGCAAAACAATCTTCGCTATACCCCTCGTTTCTACTCATAGGAATATACTCGTTGGTTTCCTTCAGATAAATGAACAAACCGGAAGCAAATACATCGCCATGTTTTACACCTACAACGATGAGATAATCGGCATTCGGTGTAGCAAGCTCAAAGGTCTTTGTTATTTGTCGTACGTTCTGCTTTCTCATTTCACGTTTAAGCTCATTAGCTTTTCGCATCTGAAACTCATAGATTCTTGTTTCATCTAAGTTTCGTACTCTACGCATCTCACCCGAAGTCATACTTGCTGTTATCATGCGCATTCCTCCTTTTTAATCTTTGACAACCAACAATCCCAGATTCTTGTAGCTACATTAGCCATCATAACAGGAGGAACACACATTCCGCAAGCAAACCAAGGTTTCATGCCATTAAAGTCATAATCCATCGGAAATGTTGATGCTAAAATCGTATCATGTGCTGAAAGATAACTTGGATTATCATAATACACAAGTCTATCCTCCATTGCTGATATGGTATTGCATACCTTATTCTTTTTAAGAAACATATTATTGAACATAGAAAGACGATTATCCATCCGCTTGACAATATCACCGATAGAATTATCTTTCTCATTTCTATGCTCCCAATACTTCATCATTCCTTTAGGAATTTGCCTTCCACAATAGTCAGAGAACTCATCCAAGACAATTTCTTTCTCGTTGAAGTCCATATCTATCTTAGGCACTCGCTCGAACAAATCCTTTTGAACCATAAACGGCTCGCAAAGGTCTTTACGTAACCCAATAAAGAATACCCTAGGTCTGTTTTGAGGAACACCCATGTTACGTGCATTGAGAAGCCAATGCTGCAAGATATATCCGGCATCATTCATCTGTCTATAAATCTCCTTTACGTACTCGATGGCTTCACCTTGTAATAAACCTTGAACATTCTCAAAAACTACTACCTTTGGCTTTAGTTCTTTAGCGAGGTCGATTGAGTAGAAAGCCAAATCGTCAAGCCTTTGCGCCTTCTGACCTTCTCGGAATACTTTTTCCTTTCCCCAAGCCTTTTGGCGGTCACCTGCAATACTGAATACCGAACAAGGGAAACTAGCATCCAATATATCCAAATTATGAAGCTCTTCTTTCATAATATGCCCCCCCCATATTGATATTGGTAATCAACTCACGAATATCACAATTGAAAGCGTACTTGACATCGTGATTTTTCAAGTACATCTTCATAACCTTTGGGTCTATCTCATTACAGGCTACAACATCGTAGCCAGCTAGCTTATATCCAAAGGAACTACCTCCTCCACAACAAAAGCAAGACATCACCTTACCTTTGTCTTTTGTGAAATTAGCATCTTTTTTAGTCCATCTATAAGGGAACTTGTGCTCGTTTTTATACATTTATCTACCATAAAAAAACAATCGTTAATAAAAACCGATGTATAAAAATAACCACAAGTAATATGGTTGTAAAAAAGGGACTCTACCCCTTGAATTTAGATTCTGTTTTCTTCGGCAATGCGTCTTAAATAATCATCTGCAGCGTTATCGTCTATTTTTGACTTAAGAGACATTCCTGTGTTATATCCTATCATTAAGGACACATTCTTGCTCTTTTTCTTGTTCTTTCCATATCGCCAGCTAAAAACCTTTCCCAGCCAAGCTATACCAACAATACCATCTGATACAACTATTGTCGGCAACAAAACATATACTTTATATATCATCGCTATCTAATTGAGAGTTAAAAATATATCTATTCTGATTCAACCAAAGCTCCACGTAGTCAGCCTTGATTTTCAGAAATTCTTCATATGTGTAGCATTTCTGCTGCTTACCACCTTTGTTCCAATAATAGGCAACTCCTCCCAAAGAAAAGAAGTCTATCAAGTCCATTTCCTTTCGCTCTGGTTCTTCACGCTTTTTCTTTTGCCTATATCTACTTACAGCAAGCAATATGAGACAAACGCAAAGCAACATAGAAACCAGTATCTCGAATATTAACCTTACGTCTTGCATCTTATCTTAAAAACAAAAACACGAAACTACCGATTGCAAAGTCAAAGGAATAGTGACTCGGACTGCCTTTCGGTATAGTCCATCGGGTTTCGTGTCTCTAATATCTTATCAATTTCTTAAATCGCCATTTTATCCTTTTTTGTTCTGCGCTTGCAAAGATAAATAATATCTCGCTAACTTGCAAATGTTTTAGTGCTTTTAATGTTTTATTTGCATTATTTTAAACTTATCCTTTTTTGAAGTTCATTCCAAATTCTTCTTCCGTTACCTCATACATTACATCACCACATGCTACTCTTTGCTTGTCTTTTGCCATCAGTAATAAATTTCTATAAGGTATCTCTTTCACGACTTCTTGGTAAGATAAATGCAGACTATCCATAAAAGATGCAATCTGTCCTAAGAGTGTATCGTTACCTATGGTCGTGGTTTTGCTATCATCCTTGCCGCACTCTTCGCCAAAATTGATAGCGTCTGAAAATCCTTTATAGAGATTAAGGAATAAGCCGTTTGTAAGCCATTGACAACCTCTTCAAGCGTTCCTTTAGATAATTCATCACTAATGGATTCATCGCCTTGTATGAATACGGACAACGCCTTGCAAGCATCATCCAAATTCTTAAGCATGCATAAGACTTCCGCTAAGGTCTTGCCCTCTTCGAAACTATCAAGGTATTTAGCCGCCTTGACCAATTTTATAATTGTAGGTGGTGAAACGTAATAAGCCCTTCCATTCACGATTATCGTTACGGTGTCCTCTCCAAGAATTGCATCCGTAATTAATTTACTTGCCTTACTCATGGTTCTGAATATTAAAAAAGGGGAACGGCATTAACACCATCCCCCTCTATCATTTGTTGCCTATGTCTTATTCTTGTTCTACAACCGCAGAGCCTTCCCATTGGTACTCGCCAGCCACACCATCGATCTCGCTTTCCATAGCAACGGCAGAAATACCCAAAGTGATATTCTTATCCTGCTGGTCACCCTTGGCAACGATAGCCGCATTTGAGAAAACGATGTAGTTCCCTGTCTTGGTCTGAGCAACGATACACTTGTTGATATTAGCCAAATCTTGGCTAGAAGACCAACCTACTGCATCTGCCTCCGTTGTAGTCTCTTCTCCAGTTGCCTTATACATCTTACCACCCTGCAAGTCTACCTTATTCTTCCATGAAAAGACACCAATAGAGAATGTAATTGTCTTAGCACCCTCATCGGTCTTGTCACGATAGTAAACCTGTCCGTTCAGCTCGTTCTTGTACTCGGTAACACTAGGGTCATCCTGAGAATATCCCCATGTTCCCTCATGGCTGTTCTTAACCTCTGTAGCGGTTTTCAACCATGTAGCCAACTTAGCAGGTGTATTTGCCTCGGTAAGAGGAGCACCATACCAAATTCTCTTGATTCCAATAAATGGTTTCATCTTATCTTACGTTTAATGTTTCAAAATCAATAGTAATGTTTGCGTAATGGCAACTCAACCTACTCTCTTGCTCTATGCCGTGGGAGCGGATAGAATAACGATACCATACATCCTCAACTTTTCCGACCTCATTGTCGGACAGGGTTTGAATAGCCTTCTTTAAAAGCTCGTTCAATTGAGGATTAGCCTCGCCCTCTATATCTTTGAGCAATATGTTTACCTCTATAGTACAATCGTTGAAATATGTCTTGTCTGCACTCATGCGCTTAGGAATGATTACTATCATGCCTTCATCAGGAATCTTCTCACCGACCATAGGTCTTTCCCCTTCAAGTCCACCCTTTGTCAGATGTCCTTTCAGTCTTCGTTCCAATCCCATAAGTTCCAAGTCATCATAGATTACATGACCAGCATCTATTTCTGTTATCATCGCATATCTTCGATTTCTTTCTTGATATACTGAATACCCGAATCTATAACATCATACCCCCTAGAGGAAACATCAGACGCATATTCCGCTTTATTGCCAATGGTCAAGGTGTGGTCATGTACATTACTATAGTTAGACCTTCTGAGATTACCTGTGCGGTTTCGGTAGTTTCCGTTAGCCTTATCAAACTCAACAGCAGTTTTACCTAACCTATCAAGAAATTCATCTACTTCCCTTTCTCCCTGTGCAAAGAAAGCGTCTATCTCATCCTTTATAACATCAGACATAGATACTCATATAACCAAGATAATTGCACTTAGGGGCATTATAGACCTTTCCACCTCCTCGGTAACTTCCATCATCGGAATATACTTTGACTTCATCACCTTCGGAAATCTGGCACTTGTCACAAACAATATGATATTTCGGTGTATATATGCTACCATTATCGGTAGTGAAATGCTCGGTAGAGTTGTCATCGCACCGACAACGCCCCATTTCTTTCCATTCCTCAGAAGAGCTAATGACCTCGTTGTACTTGTTGACAACCTTATTCACGAACTTTTTCTTTAATATATGAGGGGAATATAACATAACCTAGACATTTACCAAATATCAGACTTATCCGTGATAGTGGAAAGCCCTAAAGCTGCCACCACTTCATTATCCGGAGCAACACCATATTTTCGGCAAAGCCACATATAGTATTGTCCTATCCTAGAGTAGTCCCAAGAGACAGAGAATCCATTTTCATTCACATTGCTCATATATGGGGCAAGCATAAGTTCCTCGATTACGGAAATCATCGCCTTGCCTACAACCTGGGAATTATCAGACGTATATTCTTCGTCAAGGTCTATACCTGACGATATATCTTCCAATTGGGCATCGGTAATGTTCCAAGCACGCAACTTCTGCGAAATGTATTCTCTTATCTTCATGTGACATCCTTATTTCTGAGCCTGACTCATAGCCTCAGCGATTTTCTTTGCAGCCTCCTGCTCGCTCTTAGTCTTTTCGTCAAGTTCTTCTTCTACATTCTCCTTTTGGGAATTCTCTTCGGTAGACTCGGCAGCATCCTTTTTTGAGGTTTTCTCCTTTTTAGGCTTGCTCTCCTTTTTCTCCTTCAAGACTTCCTTCTTAGGTGTCTCTTCTGACTTCTTTTCTTCTTCCTTTACAGGATTTTCTTTTCCATCATTCAAGACTTCCTTTTTAGGAGTATCTTTAATTTCCTTATCGTCTTTTAGAGGTGCAGAATGGTTATCATCCTGCACCTCCAACATCTTGCAAAGCTTACGTTCGATAAGGGAGTTCATGCGTTCTTCGTCAAAGTCCAAGATTGCACCAACTTCATAGATGGTGTTAAAATGGAACTTATCACGGAACGGACTAATTACCTCACCTCTCATAAGCCTAACCTACCGCTTGTGTTGAGTCCAAAGAGTAGATGGCATCAACGTTATTCAAGATAGGAACAACCATTGCTTGTGAGCTAGTGAACTCACGGAGTGGGTCGTTAGTAGAATAACGGCTAGCCAAGATATACTCATCGGCTGACTGATAAGTAACACCTGCAACTGGTCTTGTAGCTTCGGCTACGTTAGTCCAGAACAAATCACCAAGGTTATCATAGCATGTAAAGGTCATGTGACCCTTAGCCCAAGGGTTGTGTGTTCCCTTCTTGCCGTTAATCTCGGTCTTGATTGTACGGGCTACACGTACCAAGTTGGTCTGCCACTTATTTCTAAAGATAGACGCAATCTGCTCAAAGCTCAAAATAGGAATGTTGCTGTTATCCCCACTAAGTGCAATGCCTTGATTGAAGGCAAACTGAGCACGAACCTGCTTGTTCTTGCCAAGCAACTTGATTGTGTAATCATCAAGATAACAAGTAGTGATGGTGTTTTGGTCGTCCATCGCCTTGTCGTAAACCAATTGGATGTCATCAAGTGGAGTTGCATCCTCTGCGTCCCAAGCCTTAGCACCGTGACCGAACTTGTTCTTCTCGGCAAAACCTACATCAACTCGGACACCAGTACCACCGGAACGAGTCGCCAAAGCTACACCTGTTGACAGCTCACTGAGGAACATATCTTCAATACGCTCGTAAACCGCCTGAATACAACGAGGAAGGTCTGCAAACAAGTTACGCAAAATCTGTGGCTGAGGCAAACGTTGCGCAATCATGTTATCCAAATCCTTAAGCTGCTTCTCTGACATGTAAAGCTTCATACCAACCTTTGGGATTTGACCCTCAGCGGTTGAAACCTTATCACGGCTCTTCAATGGAAGTTCTGCATCCATTGATACAACATCAGCAGCAACTCGTGTGTATTCCGCAGTAATTGATGCCCAGCGTCCGTCCTGACTATATGTGTTAGTCAAGTGGTCTCGGTACATATAGGTCAATGCAGTCTGATTCTTGCCGTTCAACTTCTCTACTACACTTGCAACAAGTTGTGGGAAGTATTTATTGACCAACTGAAAATAAAGTGATTTTTCCATCTGTTATCCTCCTTCTTTTAGTCTTTGTCCATTGTTGCATCAGACTCATCGAACTTGTTTGCATCCTCATCGCTAACCAAAGCAATCTTTGGCATAGCTGTAAGGAACGCATCCGGAAAGTCTGCACCATTTGCAGCCTTAGCTGCTACCTTGTTAACTTGTCCAGCAGTCATAATTGCCGCTGGCTCACCGTTCAGAATGGAACGATAGAGAACACCCGCATACTTGTAATGCTCCAATGGGTCACTGGCAGTACCCAAAGCCTTATAATTGTCTGTTTCAATAGGCAATGGCTTGTAAGTTCCCTTACCATCTGTCACGATAACACGACCTGCGTAAAGAACTTCATCTTTTACGCCTGTCCAATCCAAAGCACGACCGCCCTTGATGTCGCCTTCCCATTTCTGGATAATGACGGAATCCTCACCAAAGACAATTTGCTTTTTTGTAGTCTTCAATTCCTGATTCATGTTTTTCAATTTTTAAAGTGACTGAACTAATGATGCGGCTACATTGTCAACGTCCTCCTTTGTTGGCTCGCCCTCGCTAGCACGATAGCTGCCCCCGAATTGTGGTTGTTGCAACGCCTTGTAGTTGTTCGCTACCTTGGAGAGGTATGTTTCGATAGCTTCATCTGTAGCATCATCGCTCAAGGTGAAACCCTCGTTGATACGACTTTCGGGAATGCCCAACTCCTTAGCCTTTGATAAAATCTTCGCATCGTGGTCTGCCTTTGCCTTTGCCTTCGCAGCAGCCTCTTCCTTAGCCTTAGCCTCCTCAGCTTGCTTTTGGATAGTTTCTTGCAATTCCTTAATGGTCTTGCTTTGCGCCTCCATCTGTTCGTTGTAAGTCTTGGCTTGGTCTGTGTTCTTCTGAGTCAAGGTCTCAACGAGTTTCTTGAACTCTTCACGTTCCTTGGTTCTTGCTTCATCTGAAGCTTTCTTCTCTGCTGCTTGCTCTTCAAAGTATTTTTTGAGATAATCCGGCATTTCGTTTTTCTTTGCCAATTCCTCCAAGCGTTTCTTTTCGGCTTCTTCAGCGGCTTTCTTGGCTTCTTCGTCAGCTTTCTTCTTGGCTTCTTCTTCAGCAGCCTTGCGTTCAGCATCTTCTTTAGCCTTCTGTGCCTCCTCGAACTTTTTCTTGGCATCGGTAACTCTGCGGTCATTGTCCTTTTGCAAGGACTCCAAAAAACTCTTTTGACTAGCAACCACTGTCTCGATGTTGTCATCAGTAACAAGCCCCATCTTATCAAGCATTTCGGCATGTGCCTGAAGAACTTCATCACCTAACCCAAGAGACTTATACTCTTGTTTTAGTAACTGGAAAATTTTATCTTTCATTCTTTCGATATATTTGTTAAAACTAGTGCAAAGATAATACGAAAAGAATAATAAACGCACTAAATCATTTGCAAGTATCTCACTTTTAAGCAAAAGTGAGTAATAACGGCATTTCTAAGCGATTTAAGGCTATTTCATCACATAAACGAATAATTAATAGCTACACAAAATAGAACTCCTTATATAACAAAAAACGCCAAATATCCTCACGGACATCTGACGCTTGTCGAATAAAAAGAACCTAAACATTAATCTTCTAAAAGTTTATAACATTTCTCATATAACCCAAATGATTCAAATTAGAATAGAACCGCCCATCACGCTCTATGAATTTACCGGACTTCACAATCTCACCATTATGCAACATTGCAAACTTAGAACCATGAGCTGTCCATTTGTTCATTTCTTTCATATGTTCATCAGAACCCCAACCATATTTCTTGATAGTAGGATAAATGAAACGTTCAAAGCAAATTTGACTATCTGTTTTATCATGCTCGGAGCAAATCGGGAGCACTCCATTATGTGCGAACCAATAACCTGCCTTGTAGAATGGATGGCAATTCTTGACACAGACAGAACCATGTGTAGCAAATCTGAAATGTATGATTACATTCTCATTTATATCTCGCTTCATCAATCTACGGATAAATGTAGAGAAATGCAAACTCTTGTAATGGTCAGACTCGCTCACAAAACCGCAACCATCTGGATTTCTCATATACGCAGCCTTTAGCTCATCTACAGATGGCAAAGCAACACCTTTCGGACATACAATAATAACACACATATCTTTACCCTTTCTTTTTCTTAATAATACTTTGATTTCTTTGTGTCCTAGGGCTTTTACCCTAGGACTACATTAATTAATCGTTATTGGTTGCAAATGCATCCTTACGACTCTGGAAGAAAGCCTTCTCTTCTTTATTCAAGAAAGGTATATCTTCGATATTCATAACCTCACTAGTGAAGACATTGTTGCGAGACCAACCGACAAGCTTTGCGCAGAACTTCACCCACATTTCTATCTTCTTGAAATTGGTAGAACCTTGATGTTGGCGAAACTCGATTGTCCTGTGACGTGTATAGCTCTCTGCATTGACCTTATAATATCTATCTCCATGAAAGACATCGAATCTAATATCTTGATTGCTGTGACAATTAGTGAAATCCTTGTCAAGCAAGCTGGCTGCCCAACGGCAATTACCTCTTCTTGAAGGAGCCATGAAACTATCAATCAATCTTTCAAGTTTCTGATAATTCTTGAAGACGTTAACATACTGCTCACCTGTCAACTTTGCTGCACCAATATGAACGTGAAGACCACAAGTAGAATTTACTCTTGCACCTACGGCATCCAAAGACTTGATAGCCTTCTTTAAGGTTGCCATACCATTTGTATTGCCATTCAATACCGGACTTACAACCTCGTTAGGGTCTATATCACCACCAACTGAAGAATCACTAACAATCTTGAAATAACTCTTGTTGTCGGTGTGGTTATAGCCCTCAGAATGAATATCAACACCATTCTGACGACCTGCCTCTATCAAGGCATTGCGCTCGGCATGAACACATTCTATCTCAACACCGAATGTATAAACGAATCTCGTTGAAGTTGAACCGCTTGGCACACAAACCTTCAACATATCGGAGATTTCTTTCTCACGAAGACCGCAAGCCTTCAATGCAACAATCTTTTCGTTGCGAGGCATCTTTGACTTCTTGATTTCGTCAATAGTCTCGATTAATGACTTCTTTGAACTTGCGAATGAAAAACCAGTCTGCTTAGACATAATCAATTGTGCTAGTTGTTTCGGGTCTTACCCCTTGGTGTCGCTCTCACCTTATTGAGTGAAACTTGTCACTCGGCAAATCAACCAACTTATCTTGATTGACGATGCAAAGATACGAATAAGTTTTGAAACATGCAAGTTTTTTAATGTTTTTCTTTCGTATTTTAACCTTTCGTAACTGCTATGTGAGTCTTGTTAACATTTCAGCTTTTATTTTACCTTATTATATATGTAAAAGGCTTCGATGTTCACACACCAAAGCCTAAAAAACTTTACTAACTAATTACCAATTTTTATCGACTATCTTTTTAAATCATCACCAATATCTTCTTCTACTCCCAAATCCGGTAGTCTGTCATACGCTTTTTGGTCATCACCTCCTTCAGACTTAACACCTAGTAGGTAACCATTCCGAAAAGCATAATATACCAGCTTTTCCATATCTTTAGCCGTTGCGTTATCTGTCAAATGCAGCGTGGCGTACAATCCCATCAAGAACTTCCGTACATCTTTTGGATATACCTTGTTGTTCTTTTCTAAAGCGACTGCCATTCTTAACGGACTTTTCATATTCTTCAATTTTTCGTTAAACCATCAAATGAAGCACAATAGAGAGCCATTCCGCTTGTTCCCCTAGTTCATAGACTTATTCACAACTTTATTCGTCTCATCTGCATCCTACGTTTGCCCATTGACAGATGTCCGAGATTCCAACAAAACAAACATCACGGCTCTCTTCTTGTGTATCATTGTGCCAACGGAAGGATTCGAACCTTCGACCCTAGGATTAAAAATCCTATGCTCTGCCACTGAGCTACGAAAGCGTAAAGGAATGATTGGATTCGCACCAACGCCCCCTTAGTTACCAAGCCAAGTGCTCTACTACTGAGCTACATTCCTCGTATTATGACAAAAGTTCTCGTGGTGCAAGGGAGATTCGAACTCACCGAACCCACAATGGGAATAGATTTACAGTCTATCTTCTTTAACCGCTTGAATATCGCACCTTTTGTGGAACATATACCAATTCCACCTTGTTGCCCCAAGCGGATTCGAACCACTAATGACAGAACCAAAACCTGTAGTGTTGCCATTACACCATAGGGCAATTTTGTATGTACTGCATAAAGGATTCGAACCTTTGAATACCAGCGTGAAAAGCTGGCGACTTAACCACTTGTCTAATGCAGCAACTAGGGTCTCTCACCCTAATAAAAGTTGCTTGTTATAGTCTAGCTGGGCTGGGTAATGTGTAAACCATGCCGTAAACTTCTAAGTCTTGACTTATGGTAGAAGCGACCTCTCAGAAGGCCATCTGTTTCAAACACGATGCAAAGATAAGCATTTTTTCTTATACTTGCAAGTGTTTTAGTGTTTATTTATATTCTTTTGATGAATTTTACATCACTTACCCTTGTGGAGAATGCTACAAAGGGTTTCTACAAGTTTCTTTGCGTCATCACCTTTGATTTCGATAACATTTGAAATTCCATCAGGAGCATCATCGCCTTTCTGTTCCTTATCCAAACGCTTACGGAGAGCCAAATCTGGATTCTCAACCAAGATAGAGTCTAAAGCATAATTGCAAATGCGGCTTGCAAGTTCCTCGTTACCATTCGCATCACGCACAAACTCATTCTTGCCTTCAAGAATATCCATAATCTCGTTGTACTCTTCAGCATTCTCACAATTACGTGAAAGCATACCAATTACCTTGTAGCGGTCAATCTCAAAGCTGACCTTTAATTTGTCTTTATTCATTCTTTCTATCTTTTAAATAATTAAACATTATACCAAAAACCCCTTTCATAATAAAGTCCTCCCTTTACCTCATATCGGATAGCATATGACTCTTTGCAAAGCTGACGGATTCGTATATACAAACGTTTGTCCAACTCTTCCTCAAACAAAAGAGACAATTCCTTCCAATTGTCAACAACAGGAGCAAACCAAGGATATTGCTTCTTTACAACTTGTAGCTCATCCAAGGTTACGTGTCCGTATTCTACCATATCATAGCATCTACGGAAGTCACGATTGTCTTTAGGAATATCCAAATCTTTCTTTCGTTTTACCCCCATCAATGCACTCCACATAGTCTTTGAAGAGACACCTGTATCACAAGTGGCTATCCACTCTATCATTCTTTGCTTGTTCATCTTCTTTTATATTAATCACGCAAAGTCGCTTTATTAACTCTTCACATGCTTCTTTAGTTAAGATACATTTCTTGGAATCTTTAATGTCAGTAACCTCTTCACGAATAGCAGCATTCCTGTCGTACACTTCTTGTAGTTTTTTCTGAAACTCAATTACGTCTTCGTTGGTAAGTTTACCTTTCTTCTCAACAATCTTGTTTGTTATATTCTTATAAACACATTCGAGTTCAGTACATAAACGAGCTTCTAACTTCATCATTATTGCGTGTACAAAAGTATCATAAATTCTTTCCATCTTGTATTTCCTCCAAAAATCTTTTGATTACCTCGTTATCTTTATTCTCAATGCGAGCCTTTAAGATACTCTTGAAAGCGGCATCCATTGCCTTGTATCTACTGGAATATTCCTTACCATCCGTATGACACAAGCCTTCCTCTACACACCATGATGTAGTTTGCCAACAGAACTTACCTTTCGAAATGTTTGCAACACAAATGCAGTAACCGAAATGCTCTAAAAGCCAATCTAACACCATATCATAGCTTGGAGCGGATATTGCCGGATGCTTACTATTCAACTTTAAGGCAGCAGAAAACTCAATATTGGATTTCTCCCACTCGGAATTTGAATAAGCGATATAACTGCCGTAATGCTCATTATATTTTCCACCCTTACGAATGCCACCCTTTGCTGTCCAAGGACTAGCATAAGCCCAAAATTCGGCTATCTTCTCATCGTAGCCAACCTCCTTCAGAAGCTTGGCTATCTCAAAAGGAACTACCTTTGGTTTTATCGTCTGCTTATTTGCCATTTTCCACCCTTTTTTAACTGAACCCGAATCAGACTTATCTAATTCATCAATTGCCTGTCTAAGCAAAGGAAGAACCTTATTCAAGTCTTCGAAATCCGGTACGACTTCATTCACCCGCAAGATTGCTAGACCTAGCAAACTCTTAATCTTTCTTCTGTCCATTGATCTCGGCTTGTTTCTCTAAGTCTTTTAAATCTACCTTCTCAAATCGAGGAACTAGCTTACCATCTACCTCAACATTACCAAAGAACATTTCCTTTGGTCGCACCCAAACTTCATGCTGTCCGCACACTGCTTGATACGCAACCTTTACCTCAGAAGTCTCGCTATCAGTAACCTCTCCAAGATACTCATAGAAATTACCCTTGTAGTGGCGGTAAATCGGCTTACAGAATCCACCATGCAGCCAATCGGCTTTGTCCTTGATTTCCACGTACTCCCTTACCGCATCACACTTGCTAGACTTACTCAATTCTTCTACCCAATCAAAGAAAGCTTGCTTGTCCTTGACCTCTTCACTTGATACCATAAAGAGATAAGTGCAAAGAAGCATCTTACCAGCATCGGTATCATATTTCTTATTCACCTCTTCAGCTAATTGCATCATAGGTGTATCTAAACGATAATTCCAACTCATAATCTATCCTTTCTTACTTTTAAGATTTGCCAAATCCTCTTTCAAACGTAGATGGAAATTATCTTCTCCATCATCACCGGAAAGAAGCCAGTCTATTCTTTGGGCATAAACCTGAGCCTTCTTCAGAAGCTCAATACCCTTCTTGAATTCCTTGATAGTCTCTTTAGATAAGCCATATCTGTTAGGCATCGTATGATGATGCTTTCTAACATACTTGTCTTCTTCCTCCTCTAGCCATCGGTCTTCGAGAAAGCATCTTTCATCTTCCTCATCCAATGGATGACCATCAACATAATCTTCTATCTTTGTGTATATGTCAGCAATCCTATACTGAGCATAATCAAAACGTCCACCACTCATAGTCTTTCAACTTCAAAAATTTGAACTTACTTCAACGCACTCAACCTTGCTTCTAGCTGTTGAATGATATTGTCTATTGTCTTTCCCCTATAGTCAATAGCAATGTCCTCCAAGACTTCAATCTGAGCTGCAATTTTAATTCTATCTCTTACTACTGTCATAATCAATCTTGTTTATCATGATGCGGTGCTTGCAAAGTTGTAATGAACAACATAAACATAACCGCCATACATCTTTCCAATAGTTACTTCAACGTAATCAAAGATGATGTCGCCATCCATCTTGTAAGAAACCAAAGGCCCAGTAGGGAATGCGTTGTGCTCTGTATAGTAACGATACACTTCTTGTGATAGTAACTGCTTGAATACATCAACCTCACCATCCTTTGAAAAAACACCTTTAAACTCATCTTCATTGTCGATTGCAACAACTACTCCAAGTTCTTTTCTTACACATACACCTTCGTTTGTACCACTTTGCTCATTATACAAGACTGGTAATGTGTAAACACCTCTTGATTCTTCCATATGCTTATTCTTAGTTTTGTATTTTGTTTTCATCCTTCAAGTTGCTTGCATTGAGCTAAGTCTATCGCATACGCCCAACGCTTCGGAACAAAAGACTTCGTAGGTATGAACCTATCCACACGCTCAATACATACATTTTGCGTCTGGTAAATCAATACGTCAGAGCCTTTTTCCAGCAACTATACTAGAATTGTATGGTCTAGCATCGGGAACTTATCAATATCATGCCAGACTTCACCGCCTTCAATGAAGGAAGGTTTAATATGATTAATCTTTTTTGCCATCACTTACCACATATAAAAGGGTTTGACTTATATTCGTTAGTTATGGTCTCGCAACTACCAAAGCACCACAAATCCTTGGATTGCTCCTTGTGTAACCTTGATGACTTTATATAATAGCCATTGTTGACATCGTAATGCTTACGTATCATGATATTGTCGTTTACCACTCCGACCTCATCATCCGTAATTACATAGAACATTCGACCATCACTAAATGCATTTAAGCCTTTGTACACTCCATTAGAGACAACCATCTTTTCATAGCCATTCGTCTCCCAGTTGGCATAATCCCAGATGGTTTCCAAATCATCATCATTCAGAAGATTATTATCAATAATAACCTTGCCGATAACCTTGAATTTGCCATCTTGCATCATTGCCTCAACTACAAATTCATCGGCAGCTTTGAAATCGCTAATCTCTATGGGTCTCATAATACTTGTGTTTAATGTTCTCGTAAACCACCCTCTTTGCAGCCTTTGCTCTTCTGTTATTATCAGAAAAAACATCATCATACAAAGACATGTCTTCACTCTCAAAAGCCACATGCTCCCCTTTGTAGCAAGCATCAAAGCGGCATCCTTTTTCGGACTTAGCCGCAGTAAACTTTATCTTACCAAACTTAATCTGCATAAGCCCTATCCTAGAAAAAATATTAATGATACTATTTCAAGAGCAAACAAAAATGCTAATGCATTCTCAATTGTGAATACCTTTTTCATTGTTTCAATACAGTTTTACGTGTGTCTCACGCTCTAATTTATATTGTAAGGGGATTTATATCCCCTTTATTGTTCTTACTTTAAAACTCGATAAGTTTCGTAGAAATCGTGAAAACTCTTCAAGTAGCCTTTCTCTGTCAAAGAGTTTAAGATTTCTTTCAACTCATCCTTGGTATTATCCAAATCGAAATCATACAACTCAGCAAATGTAAAGTACTTGTTACCCCCAATTACATCAGCCATCACTTCGATATTGCCATAAACCATTGTTTCTTTCTTACTCAATCTAATATTCATAACGAATCACAGTTTTTAAGGTGTGTCTCACCTTTTTAAAATTAGTAACCTTGTTTCTTAATTACAATGCAAAGATACAAAGAATATTTGAAATGTGCAAATTATTTAATGTATTTCTTTTATCTTTTAACGCTTATTATACGCTTAGATACAAAATTAACTTTCTGTAGCAGAAAAAGCCAAAGAATCCACCATTTCGTTATACATATTACCTCTATGAGCCTTTACCCAATGGTATCTTATCGTCTTGTCTTTCGCTACCTTATTATATATAGGTTGCAAATCTCCTAACTTGCATGCCTGTATTCTCTCTATAGCTACTTGGCAATCCACATATACATCAACAGAACATGAAAGAGGGCAATCACCCAATGCATGAATAACCGCCCTTATTTCGGCTCTCACCGAATCGTTCACTTTAGCTGTGATAAAAGTATATTTCCCACTTTTGATAATAACTCCCTTATGAAGCACAAGCCAGCCACAACCACACTTTTCTTTCTTACTAGAACCATCGGCATACACCTCGTAGCGCACACCTTTTGCCTCATCAGCAATCATATGAGCAACAACCTCCAAAGAATCATTGCTCATCACCTTGGCTATTTGCTTGGCTTTCTTCTTCATAAACGTTTAAATCAAACCTCGTTCCTTGAACTCATTCATCAATGGTGTTGCCAAGACCTCAATATCTGGATGAGGCTTTCCGGTCGTACCAAGGCTTCTCAGCTCGAAGAAATGCTTCCAATCGCTCACAAATGCGGTATGAATCAACTCCGTGTTGGTATCAAGAGGAAGTATTGTTCTCGCATCCTGTGGCTTAAGACCATCATCCTTGACCAAAGACAAATACATCATTTCGCATACTCTATTAGCAAACCACCATTTTTCTACCGGACTCCAATGTTCATAACTACCGATGTTCTTTGATAGGTCAACAAATGTTCCACCATCAAAAGACAATGGATTAACCGCATCATCATCGCTAACCCACTTTGGTTTGTTGATAGCAATCTCGCCTCCGAACTTATCTTTACTATAGTTGCAATATCTAGTGCTTTGTTCCGCTACGGAATCTACACGATGTCTGTTAGCCTCTCTACTTACCGCAATCTGAGTAGTAAAGCGGACTGTTATTCGCTTCTCATGCCATTCCGTAGGCTCGCAAATATAGTCCAAATCCTCAAACCAGTTATTTTCAACTATCACTCTGTAGTTGGTTGTGATATAGTAGTCACTGCCAATCTGCATCACCTTTGAATATTTGTTCTCACGATAGTGCTTGACCAATAAAGACTCCGGTACAAAAAAACCTTCTTCATAGGCTACATGGAGGTAAATCGTTCCATGTTCACACATGGCAAGATGATTGCTGCTTACCATACGCTCAACGAAAGGCTTTGCGCTGTCTTTATCTATCTTCATACTTGACGCATAACATGTGCGACCGCACAACTCTATCTGTTTATAAACTCCATCCATGCCCTCACCTTGGGATAGGATTTCATATCTCGGTTCTAATATCTTCATGTCCTTATAAGTTTTGAAATCGACTACAAAGATAACTATTATATTCCACTCTACCAAAAATTAGCACTCAGTTTAACAACACTTATCTATATTGTGAAAAACAAAAACTTTCTCCATAAAAAAAGAGGAGAGTGCATCACGCATTCCCCTCTTACTTTAACATGGCACAAATTAAGTTTACAATCTACTCATCTTATCTTTCAATTCGTGTATATCATTGAATGCTTGCAACATAGGCTTATGCCATCGCTCTTGTCGCTCATCAATCGACTGCAAGTACATCAGACTTTGGGCAAGAATAGTTCTTCCCTCATCAACGGCTAACCAAATATTGCCTACATTACCCATAATAGTATTCACGCTAGCTGTTAGTAAGCTACCCTCTGCGCCACCATCACGAGCCGCAATAGCATCCAACTTGGTATTTATGAGCTTTGCTTCCTCATACGTTCCCTCTGTGGCGATCTGCACCGCTGTAAAACGACCATTCAACTCTTCTCCTGTATCTTGGCTCATGGATTCAAAAGAACCGGAAGACGCAGACTGCTCGTAAGATTGCTTGTAACCAGTTATTTCGGCTACTTCATCTCTAATCTTCAGTCCTTCTTGAACCATTTCATCGTACCTTCCCTTCAATTCATTAATATCCGTCTGAGACAATTTGCCACCATTTGCCTTAGCTCGCTCCGTCCACTCATCATAGAATGCTTGCATATCATTACCCAACAAATCATCTACCTTAGCTTTCAGAACGGCTTGCATAAGCATCTTGGAGAAATTATCAGAGAAGTCCTGAGCAGAGGAATTCATATCCATCAAAGTATCTATGAACTCGCTCTTCAAACTATCAAAAGATATTTGCGTCAAGCTTTCTGCTAGGTCATCAGCAATATCCTCTAATGTTCCTGCCTCAGCCGCATAATCTTTCAACTTTTCGAGGACTCTTCCTCCATAATTTCCCTTACCAGTGTTCTGAATCTTGTTAACAATATCAGGATTTTGCAACAACGCATTAGCTTCATCAGCAGACCGTATGTCGCTTAGGTTTCCATTCCATTGTCTACCTATCGCTTCAGACACCTTATTGATTTGCTCTTGCGAAAATCCTCGGAAATAACGGTTAAAACTTCCATGAGAGCTATGATAACCCATTTGTGCCACCATGATGTCCTTTAGGTTTTGCTCTTTTTCCTTTTGAAGTTTTTCAGCTTTTTCTGAGTCTTCTACGGCTTTGATACCACTAGTCTTGTCTATAGAGTCACGTAATCTGTCTATTGCATCCGTCAAGATTTCATTCCTAGCCGTCAATTTGTCTATAGTCCGGTTTACTTCTTTTGCGTTTCCACCTACTCCAAACAAACTATTGAAGCCACCAAACGAGATTGTATTGAGAATATTACCGATACCGCTTACCAAAGACCCTCCTATCTGTGTGATAAACTCACCACTTAGAATGTTCTTCAATATACCATTGACCGCATTCAGAACTGTATCAATCAAGCTGCTAATCAATGTTCCGATACCATCCTTCAAAACATCAAGTATCTTCAAAATGGCAGCAACAATTTGGCCTATAAGTCCGGCTTTTGACAATCCTTCACTTAGCGCATCACCAGCTTTCTTGCCAGCATCTGCGGCAGCATCTGCGGCTTCCTTACCCATATCCTTCAGTCCGTCAGCCGCATTTTTAGCCTCCTTTAAAGCTTTCAATCCGTCAATTCCACCTTTAAGTTGGTCAAAACTATCCCAAAGAGATGCCAAATCGGATAGTCCAGAAGTAGAAAGGAACTCATGGATAGCAGAAATCGGTTGTGTCACATTCTGTGTCGTTTGAGCCAACTTCTGACCACTAGTACGAACTTTTGTGTTAGCCGTAACAATCTTCTTTCCGGACTCCGCTAACTGACCTTGAACTTTATTCAATTCTTCTTGTAGCCTTGTTTGCTCTGCAACATTGCCCGACTTTTTCGCATTCTCAATCTGTTCTTGCAAAACCTTAATACGAGGTATAAGCAAAGTTTCCGTTTTCGTGTATTCCTCTTGTGCAATTTTCGCATTCTTCAGAGCCTCTTGATAAGCTACAACGTCCCTTGCAAGGTCTTTCCAACCCAAATCACTTGTATTACCAATCGAATTACGGATATTCTGCATAGCATCAACGATACTCTTCTGCTGGTCTGCACCCAAATTTTGGAACTTATCCGTACCTACGAACTTATCCAGATCTGCCAATAAAGGAACAAGCGCATCTTTCATAATGCCACCAACATTTCCGAAGACTTGATACCAGTCTATCTTCTGCATAATAGCACTAGCCTCAACCGAATCCGTCTCTTTCTTCTGCTCTTCTTTCAAAGACTTTATCTTCCATTGCTTGCTTGAGTCCGAATCCGTAGAGTTTTCAACCTCGCTAATCCTCTTAGCATAATCGGCAGCAATAGCTAACTTCTGCTCCTGGAATGTGCCATAAGTCTTCAGATAATCGTACATGCTTTGCGCTTCTTTAGCAAGCACATCCTCATTCTGCTTTACCGCCTTATCCCGAATTGCATTCATCTGATTAGCAACACTCATGCCTATGGTCATATTCATACCATTGACCTTAACCGGATTACCCTTGCTATCCTTCATGGTTTCATTCAAAACCTCATTCTTATACTCTTCATCGGTTTTGCTCTGTTTCCACATATTAGCCTTACGACCTTTGCCGGAATTAACCCAAACAGCTTGGTCACGTTTTTTTCTAGCCTCAACCAATTTGTCTATACCTTCTTCTACCGCCTTTCTCTCCTTGTCGGCATTCTCGGTAATCTGAGCCAATTCCTTGCTATAACCCTCATTCATCGCATTGATGCGATTCTTGGTCATATCTTGGATAGCTTTCTCCGAATAGGATGAAATAGACTTGGAATAGTCCTCCTCAGCCTTGCGCTTATTACCAGCCTTTGTCTCGGCATCATTCCTAGCCTTTTCAGCATCCCTAGCCGCTTTCTCTCTTGCCTTCCTCTCCTTATCTATCTCCTTTTGGCTTTTCTTCGGCTTACTTTCGAAGTTGTTACCTCTTGCTTGCATCATAGCCAATTCGTTTGCGACCTGTTCGTAAGTCTTATATTGACCTCCAACTTGAAGAACATCCCCTTTTTTGTGTCCGTCAAGCCAGTTCTTTCTCGCTGCCATACTCGCTTTCAACTGAGACTGAGACATATTCTTAATCCATGCAGGAAGCTCACTATCATCATAGTTAACCTTAATATCAAGATGCAATTTTCTACTGCACAACTTTATTGTTTCTTGGATTTCACTATTCAAATCCTTGAAGCTCTTCTTTGCATATTGACTTTTCAAAGCTTGTTCCTCTTGCGCATAAGTCAAATTAGATGTGGCTTTTCTCGCACGTTCTGCGGCATTGACGCTATTATTTATAGAATCAACAGTACCATCCAACTCAACTTTATTGCTAACAAGCCCATCAGTAAAGTCGTTTATATCAGGAATCATCTGAGCCACCTCAGAACGGCTATGGTGCATATTTTCGAGATAAGTTCCTATTTTTACATTCAACTCCCCTTGTAATTGAGAGTATTGAGCATTCAATGCGTTGTACACCTTTAAATCTCCACCACAAGCATTCATCTCCTTTCGCAGTTCAGCTAACTTGTCTATGTCATCCTGACTTATGAGACTTCGAATAGTTCCCATTTCTACATCAGACAACTTGTCGTCAATAGAATCTTTGAATGAACCGAAAGAGGAATCATTTGAAGAATTATAATTATTATAAGCCTCCTGCAATTGATTTGCACGCTCCATTTCAAGAGAACGCTTTTCAATAATACCGATAAGTTCTTCTTCATGCGCCTTTAACTCATCAGCTTGCTCACTCATGCTTTGAGACTTCATTTTAGTTTCATCCAATTTTATCCCATATTCTTCATAAGCAGACTTCAATTCATTTATTGCATCCTTATGGTCTTCTGCCTTGCCATTATTCAAAACTGCAAACAAGGAACGAACCTTATTACTAGCCTCAGCAGCCTTATTTCCCATATCTTGCGTTTTCTTTGCGGCATCTTCCTCCTCGCTTCCAAACATCGCAAAAACGGACATTGCGGTTGTTACCAGAGTAATGATGGTAGTTAGAGGATTTGCAAGCATTGCAGCCCATAGCTCCCTCATACTAACGGTAACGGCATTAGTAGCCCATGTTAACACATTTTGAGCTAATGCTAACCCTTTTGTGCCAACAGATAATATAGAGGTAACAAGGGAATTCCGTTCCTTTGCTCCTGTATTCAGGTTCTCGGACGTTGTATTTACATTAGTAGCCGCAGTATTAGCTGTCTTTGAAGTCGAGTTTGCCGTATTAGCAATAGTTTCCGAAGAAGTGGCATTTGCATTAGCACCTTTTACGGTTGCATTGCTAGCTTCAGAAGTAGTGTTGGTTTGTGTAGCAGTAGTTGCCGCCTCCGTAATGCTAATCTTACCATCCTCTATATCTATTCCTTGCTGAACAATATCTCCAATTTCATCTGCCGCTGCTCCTGTCTCTTTATAGACCTCGGTTTCATTCTCTTCGGCTTCTGTCAACTTCTCAGTCGTAGTCTGAAGTTCCTGTTGGATAGCCTTACGCTTTGCGTTAGAACTTTCGTATTCCTCATCCGCTTGCTGACGCTTTTGCATCAGCTCTTCCAATTTCGCTTGTTCAGCCTCGTATTGAACTATTGAACTATTTTCGTTATCCGAAAAAGAATCCGCATAGCCACCAAATGAAGTCGTATCAACCGCCCCATTATCATAGACCAATTCCTTTTCTTTCTGTTCTATGATTTGCTGCTGCTTTTTTATTTCCTCATCAAGTTGAGCAAGGACTATTCTCTTTTCACGAGCCTCATCCATCGCTTTATCGTAACTCTCTTGCTGCAAGTCTACTTTCTTCTGTAAGGCGTTAGTTTCCAAAAGAGCCTTACCATAAGCGGTTTCATTTGCCTTGGCTATTTTTTGTTTAAGGTCAGCCTCAGCCTTTGCTTGTTCCGCAGCCTTATTTGCAGCAGCGATGTCGGCTTCTTGCGATTTTTTTGCACGCAACTCTTCTTCTGCGGCTTCTTTGGCGTTTACCGCATTTTGCCATTGGAGTTGTTCTTTCTCCGCAAGTCTTGTCTGCTCAACCAAGAGGTCACGCTTCAACTGGAGTTGTTTAGCCATTTCTTCGCTAATCAACCCCTCAGATTTCGCTAATTCTATCTGCTTAGATATGCGTTTCTCCGTTTCATCATCACCGATATTTTCGGTATCGGACAAAGCATTTCCCAACTCATTATAACGGCTTGCCTTATAATCTTTGGTATCTTTTCCGTTAAGATGTCGGTAATCATTTTCCATTTCCTTGAACTGAGCCATTTTCTCATCAAGTCCCTTGGAAAGTTCCAAAGCCTCCATCTGTTCTTTAGCAGCAGATTGTTGCTGAGTGACAAGCATATCACGTTTAAGTTGCAATTGCTCTGCCATTTGTTGGGTTATGATTCCATCGGTCTGAGCCTCTTTGATTTTAAGAGACACAAGTTCCTCGGCCTTATCCGTACCCAACATATCAGTATTAGAAACAGCCTTATTCAAATCCGAAAGTCTTTGGCTCTTATATTCGGATGTATCTTTTCCGGTGTAGGAATGATACAATTCAGCTTCATCTTTGTACGCTTTTATCTTTTCGTCAAGATTACTTGCAATACTATCAAGTGTAGCTTTGTTTTGAGCTTTTTGGATGGATGCTGCCGCCATCAGACCTGTCTTATATATGCCTACGGCTACCGCAGCCGAACCAATAACTTTAACGACCGTCTCCCAATTGTCAACCAAAGACGAAATCAAGTCTAAACCAGTGCCAAATATTCCTTGCGACTTCTTGCCGAGTTCGTTAAACATCTGGTCAACGCTATCGCCAATGTTAGACCATTTTCCTTGCAAGGTTGTAGATTGCTTTTCCATCAGTCCACCAAACTTGCCGCCCTCTTCGGTCATATTGATGATAGCTTTTTTCACCAAATCAGCTCCGACCTTTCCATCTGTAACCGCTTGCTGAACCTCTTGGGTTGTCTTGCCCATGATTTTACCAAGCTCCTCAGCCATCGGGATGCCTCTGCCCATAAACTGACGCAAGTCCATCGTGTACATGCGGCCTTGGCTCATTGTTGTACCATACAAATACACCAAATCGTTCAACGGAACGTTCAGACCTGCCGAAATATCTCCAAGATGAACAAGAATGTCATTAACCTCATTTACAGCCGTACCATAAGACAACAACTGCTTTGCCCCATTTGTTATCGAACTCATGTCGAAAGGAGTCTTCGCAGCCGTTTGAACAAGTTGGTTCATCAATGCTCCTGCTCTCTGCTCACTACCAAGCATAGTAGTGAATGAAATTTCAAGCTGTTGGAATTGTGAACGAACATTAAAGATGTGTTCTGCCAATTGTTCAAACCCCAGGCCACCTACGAGGCTCATTGCTAATTGCTTTGCATCACCACCGAGACGATTAAATAAAGATGTTGCACCCTCACCGACAGTAGGAACTTTCTTCATTTCCTCAATCATTCCGGCAAAGGCATCAGTCATCACCTTTACGTTATCAGTAGTTGCACTCGAAGAACCCGAATAGCGGACATACTCTGCTTGCATGTTTTGCAATTCGATTCTTGCCTGCTTACCTAATCCGGTTAGATTCTCATAACGCCTTTTCTCATCATTGAGTATAGTGGAATTTTCGCTTATATCACGATTAAGGATTGTTGAAGTGCCAATATCTAAGCCTCCTTTACGAAGTTTAGACTGCATCTTTGCAATCTCAGAAGAAAGTCTTTCAATCTTTCGCTTAGATGCGTCTGCTTGCAGCTCGAAAGAAAAAACCTCTCTTGTAAGATTCTGCATTTTCTTGGCATAATCACCACTCATCACAAAAGCATAGCGAGACATTGCGGAACTAAGCTCTGTCACCTTTTGCTTTTGCTCTGCATATTTGTCCGTAAGGTCTTGAACCACCGTCTTATCTGTCGCCTTTGTTGTTTTCAACAACTCACCACGCAATCTTTCAAGTTCTTGCTTGGCTAGCCTTATTTGGTCGAAATTCGCTTTGATATTGAATTCTAACTGTGCCATCGTTATACTTTTTTCTTGGCAAAATTAGCTAATAATCAAAGGAATAGCGAAAGAATTAGCGTGTGCTATTTCACAAAAAATTTAAGTGCAAAGATTAAGGTTGGGTACAAAAAAAAAGAGCCTTCCACATTCACATGCAGAAGGCTCTGAGTTCTTTATCTATTGCAACAATGAAGCCACACGCCTAAAAGGTAGCGGCTACCAAATCTTTTTTTATTTCATTCATACAATGCGCCAAACGTTCATAAGTTTTCTCGCCAGCTTGCTTTATGCCTTTACTATACTGACGCATCAATGAAGGATTGACACCTGCTCGTTTTGCAATCTCTGACACATTGAGGAAAGAGAAATAATTAAAGAAAGATTGCAAGTCATACTTGTATTCAAATTCAACGTCAGGAAACACTTCTCCATTCTCTTTTGCATCCACTTTTGCCAACGCCAAACAATCCATTAAATCTTGCTTCGCTGCGGCAACAGTGTCTCCACAAGAGTTTAAGCCAACCTTACCTATGCCATCTTCGGTATAACACCAAAAAGACCCATCCTTGGCTTGTTCTACAATAACTTTAATCTTCTTCATATATATATTCGTTTATCTTCTCAATAAAAAAGAGTCCTTTAAGCAATGAAGAGAGAAAGGTGGGGATTACTCCCCAACCAATTCTCTTAGAATACTATGAGCGGTGCCTGTGGCGACCTCTCTAGCGTGTCTTGGCACGAATTGAGACTTTCCCGTTTTAGGATTAGTCCATTTTTCATGCCCCGAACCTTGTCGAGACAGGAAGCATCCCGCTTCTCTCAGTCTCTTAATCAATTCGCTTTTCTTCATTGTTACAAGAACTCTTTTGTCCTTAAGACATTGCAAAGATATAACTTTTTTGTTATATAGCCAAATTTTATGGTAACAATTTTGTTATATTAACCACAATTAACAAAAAAGAGCCACCCCGAAGGATGGCTCACTTTACTTGTCTAGACTTCACTTACGTCTACTTAACTACACTTCACTCTTCAGCACCGCATTGCACTTGACTATACTTTACTTTTTATTTTAAATTAGCAAATACATCACGAACCTTTGCAAGTTTCGCCAATGTATCGTAATACTTAGATTGTTCTTCCATAGGCAAAGGTCGTACATTGTTTATGATGTCAGCACCTAGCTTTAATGCCTTTTTGATGTCGCTCATCATTTGGTCGTAGCCGTAATTGGCTTGCTCGTTGCTAGGAACAATCACGTAGCCATTGCCCCAAACATTACGAAGGCAACATTGCTTATTTTTCAACATATCCTCACGCAATTTTTCAACCATTGCCATGTACGTAAATTGCTGTAATTGGATAGCCTCAATATAAGCATCTACATCCTTACCATAATCTTCAAAAGCAAGTTTCGGTAAACCAAACTTCTCTTTTAACCACTTATGAGGAATAAGCTGACCTTCATCAAAGCTTGCTACTAACTCTTCTTCGAATGCTCCTAGCACTTCATTTGTTAATTCCTTTACACTTTCCATGATTTTTATTTTAACATTGTTCTCTGCCAAGGAATCGAACCTTGATGAATACCATACAGAGATACCCTTTACTACACTAAGCTATACCAGTCTGCACTTAACTATACTAGACTTCACTTTGCCCTACAGCACTTCACTTTGCAACACCGTACTTTAAATATCTAGCTCCCCACAGAAGAATCGAACTTCCGCTAGCACCATGTGGGGAAAACCAATATTATTTTATCACTTTCGCCTCAAACTTACCATACATTGCTCGGTATGTGCCTAAATGGTATCTAAGACCAGCAACCTCGAACAACCTAACAATTTGGTCTCGGTCTAATTGACTTTCATCATACCAACAAGTGCATTCTGTGCTCCACTCTGGGAATATCGCACGAGTAGCAAGAACCTTTGTGCCTCGAATACCAACGGCACGACAATCTACATAAATACCAAGCTCGTAAAGTTGCTCAGGGGTTTTGTCCGCATCCTTGAACTTCAACAAGCCATCATCCATAACACCAAAAGAACGCTCAACCTTTGCACCAAGACGAATCTCTTTGGCAGCACATTTAACGGCTTGCATGATGTGTGAACTAGGAATGTAGTATTCGCCCTTTGTGTTCAGATACAAGGATGCCAAGAACCTCAATCGACATATCTCCAATTGGTCTTCTTCCGTCTTTCGTCTCTTGCTAGTCAAAGAGGAAATCGCTTTTGCGTAATCATCAAAAGGAGAAACTGTTCTCGGATTATTCAACATCAATGGACTAACACCAACCAACTTAAAACTAATTGTCTTCATACTTTTCTTTACTTTTAAAATTAGACACGGCAGTTTTACAGGTATGCCTCTTACCTTTGGGGCAAAACAAAAGCCCCGTCCGCTAATGTGGTAAGTGCGAACGAGGCTAAAAGTATAGAAAAGTCCGAAGACTCTTAAATTTCTTCTTATCTCAGTAACCATGCTTACCACTTCACGGCTAAACCATTTCTGATTTCGTTTGCAAAGGTAAGCATAATTTCTGAAACATGCAAATTATTTAGTGTATTTCTTTATTCTTTTAAACTTTATTTTCTTTTAGAAACTTATTTTTAAGATTACACCTTATTATATTATCAGTCTTGTAATGTGGCAAACAAACCATTTCTAAACTAAAACTGTTAATATCCTAAGTTTACGACACTCCAAGAGCCATCACTATTCTTCTTGACAACACCATGCAAATCAACAAATTTCTTCTGACCACTATAGGTAGAGCGCAAAGAATAAGAAACAGTTACCTCATTTCCACTAACACTTTCTTTTTTGACCTTGAAGACATTTGAACTTTCTGCACCTACTGAACTCATCGCATTACTTACATTCCATTCTCTTTGCAAAGCATCCTCGATTGCGGATAAGTCTTCATCAGAAACATATATATCACTTTCTGAATTGCTCGTTGTAATTGCCTTCTCATATTCCTCTACATTTTCTTCACTCCCATTTCTTATTACATAAACGTAATGTTGTGTTTTTATATCCTTAACACGAAATTCCGTAAGCGTCCAATCTAGTGGATTTTCTATAGAAACCGTAATATCTATATGATATTCATATTTTCCCTTTGCTCCATTTATTGTGCCATCTAAGACTCCATCGTCCATAAAATATCCCCAATTATAATTGCTGTCATAATTGTTAATTTTACTTTTGGCTAAAGTATAGTTTGAACCGAAATATTTCTTTAAAACTACATCACGTTTTGCCTTACATGAATCATTACACATAATCTTATCTATATATTTGTTACGTGCAATCTGCTCCTCGATAGTAGGTTGTTTGTTCTTATTTCCACATCCACTGCACACCATCAACAAGGGAATGGCTGCAACAATTGCAATGATAATTTTCTTCTTCATAATCCCATACTTTTAATTATTGAACTTGGTGGGGAACGCCCCACGTTACTTAACACTTTCCAACTTATCCAACACGACCCTAGCCTCAGCGATGGATGATGCGGAATACAACTCACCACCTTGTTTTATTAGGGCGATAAAATCCGATTTATCGTCATAAGTAGGTTTGCTGCATCTTTCAACAATATCCTCTTCTGATATGAAGAGTTGCCAAATCGGTACGTTGAGGGCATTGGCGATTTTTTCCATCGTTGTGTATGATGGTCTTTCTATTTGCCCTAATAACGTACTACGAGTAACACCTATCAATTTAGCAAATTCTTCTTGATTATAGCCTTTGCTTTTTATAAGTTCTCTTATTCTCATAATCTATATAATAATGTATTATACTTATTTCGATTGCAAAGTTATGCAAATTTTCTATATGTACGGCATTTTCCGTACTAAAATACGTTAAAATACGGAAAAAACCACACAAAATATTTGGTAGTGTACGGAAAAAGCCGTATCTTTGCATCGTGATTAAGAAACAAAGGTCACAATAACATTATTCATTTAGTTGAGGTTGCACCTCCGAGTCGGCACTCGTAAAACGGTATAGTGATTATGGCTACTACATTAAGAAATACATTGAGTGAGGTAATGAAGCTTGCTTGGCAGTTCATCAAGAAGAACGGCTATACAATGAGCGAGGCTTTAAAGGTTGCTTGGATGAACATCAAGCTGAAGGGTCAGATGAAGAAGCGCATCGTGAAGTTCTACTTTCAGAAGGTTGATGGCAGCTTGCGTGAGGCATTCGGCACATTGAGCGAGAAGGTTATCCCAGCTACACAGGGTGCAGGTCGCAAGATGAATGACACTTGTCAAGTGTACTTCGATACCGAGAAAGAAGAATGGCGTTGCTTCAAGAAGGCAAACCTTATGAGAGTTGCATAACAGATTTCTAACGATTTAAAAAGAAACTAGATATGAGCGCAAAGATTATCGTGATGCAAGGCAACATGGTTGCAACCATCGAAGAGACGAACAAGGACGCATTTATCAAGCGTGGTGAGTATAAAGAGACCGAGCTGGACAGACATAAGCGTGAGGTTGATTTCTTGATTACAAGCATCGCAAACCGCTACGAAGTGACATTCAATCACAAGGTAGAGCTGAAAGAAAGCCGAAGCATCAAGAAAAGCGAATATTTCGATAACATCTACTACGTTACCGAGAACGCATTGAACAAGCTGAAAAAGCAATACTCATACGAGTGTGATTTGTAATAGATTTCGTGAGGCACACGCTAAACTGCACCGGACTTTGAACATTAAACATTTAAGAGATATGGATAAGAATTTAATGGATGCTCTCTACGTGAGCTACGATGAGAAGATTGGTGTATTGTGTGACGACAAAGACAACACTATTTCACATATATTGGGTACTGACCTTACACTGGTGTTGGATAAAAAGGACATGGCGGTCTATCTGCTAGTCCCATTGACCCGAAACCACAAATTTGAGTATAAGGGTAATTACATCATTGTGGATGGCAAGCGGTTCGATTCTGACATCTTTTTCCGCAAGGATGCTTGCCAATGGATTGAGATTGACAAAGAAACGTTATCTAAGGTAGCGTAAGAAATAATGATGTTTAAGCTATGAAAGTATATGTAGTAATTTCTTCATACCAACATGGATTGGGTGAAGCAGTGGAGGTTGATGCAGAAGTCTTCTCTACCATAGATAAGGCAAGAAAAGCGATAAGACACAAAGGGATGAACACTTTGGAGAATTACAAGCGAGTTTTGAATTGCGATGATTATCTATACAATATCTCAGATTCTTTCTTTCATATCTCAGACAGCGAAGGAGAGACGTGGGATAATTTCGATGAGAAGTAAAGTAATAAGACTATGGATATTAAGATTATCAAAGACATCTTAGATGATGCAAAGAAGTGCGGTTGCATTGCAGGTATTTCACTCTCTAATGGGCAGTTAACTCATGCAAACTTTAGCAAATCAAAGTTATTTGATTTTACTGCCGATGTTCTTTATAACAAAAAAAAGCATTTGATAACTATACTTGGTGAGAACGGAAACAGAGATTACATTGATAGTGACTCTATCATACGTATCTTTATTAGAGAAGGTGTTTAACAATTAATTATAGGAGAATATGGATGCAGGTCATGTGAATGTGATATTAGGCGAAGCCGAGGACAAAGGTCTTAGAGGAAATATCAACTTGGTAGGTGGAGCAAAAATAAGTTTCGACTTCAATGGTATTGGTATTGAAACATCTTTCAATTGCAATACAAAGAACAGAACACTTATGATTGGAAGTGGAAGTACAGTAGTGTTTACACGTAAATATATTGATTGTAGCTCTATCCAGTATATTGAAGTGTTTGAACGTACAAAATAATTATAGGAGATAAGAATATGGATATATTAGATTATTATGAGGTTATAACTTCAAAGATTTTCAAGTTGGAAAGCATGAACGAGGGGCTTGTATTGATAGCACCGGAGCAGGAGGTGGATGGAGTCCGTTCCTTGATGGTGGGGGTGTATGTACCTGAGCATGAACGATACAAGATGTATACCTTCCGTTCCTCTATGAATGAGGGTGAACTTGGCGACAAGTACAAGGCGATGGTCGGCACGATGGATGTGCTTAAACCGGATTGGGACAGAATCAGAAAGAAAAGACGGAAGAGGATTTAACCTCTTACCGTCTGTAGGATGCAAGCTATTTCAAGATTATTTTTAGAAAACATGAAAATAAATTAGAGTTTCCTTGTATTTCTCGAAGGTTTTTATTACCTTTGCGAATGTAAACATCAAAACAATGAGCTTATGAAAGTATTATCAATTCGTCAGCCGTATGCTTGGTTAATCGCTATCGGCTGCAAGACCATTGAAAACAGAACATGGAATAGAAAGTTCCGTGGTCGTTTCCTTATTCATGCTAGCCAAGCCAAACCCGAAAAACTTGACGGATGGCAGGAGAGCGCAATGAAGAAATATTGCCAAGAGCATGGTATTGTTATTCCAGACTTCAAAGACTTGCCAACGTCAGCCATTATCGGCAGCGTAGAGTTGGATGATATTCAGTATCATGAGGCTTATCCGGATGCATTTGCTGAAGATTTCCAATATCATTGGTTCTTGAAGAATGCTAAATTGTTCGATGAGCCGATTAGAAACGTCAAAGGCAAGTTATTCCTCTGGGATTATGAGTATAATGATGCCGAAATGTAAAATAACAATACTTTTGTAATAAAAATACAAGTCATTGAAAATTAGCGCAAAAGTGTTTGTTCTCCGATGGGTTAGATAAGAAGTAAATGTAAAAATAAAGAAAGCCTCAACCTCTAACGAGATTGGGGCTTTTACAGTTGTCCTAGTGTGTCTCACCATTATTATTTCGTTCAATCAAAGGTAAGATACCTTTCTCCTTTAGGAACTCATAGAGAAAGAAACGCCCTTTTTGAGTCCATTTCGTGTTGTATTTGATGGTTTGTTTTCCATCATTGTGCGTAATGGTCACTGGCTCGCTATTCACATATCCCTTATCCAAATATTGGCGGTACAAGACCCATTGGTCAGAAACCTTGTGCTGGATACCATGCTCATGCAACAATTTGTTGAATGCTTGCGGACTCATTCCGTAATCCTGCGCCATTGATGTAATCACGCTTGTGCTCTTGTTCTTCATCATCACATCGAAGTAAGTAGTCTTAGGCTTCATCGTTGTAATCTGTGCGCTCAGTCCGACAATCTCCTGCGATGCCTTGGCAAGTTCCTCTTTCTGCTGTTTGTTTTCCAAGGTCAGCACTTGGTTCTTCTCGAACTGGTCAGCCCAAGCTCTTGCTGCAATAGCCGGATTGGTGAAATCGGGCAATGATGGAATACTCTGCATTCTTGACTTCTTCTCAACCTCTATGAAGTACTTGCGAATCGTCCTACCTTTCTCATTGTTCTCGATCATGCACAACTCCTTCGCCATATCCAGTGAAAGGGCATACTCTTTGCGAACACTACTGCCTTTTTCTCGTTTGACAAAATTATCAAATGAAGAAAAGTCTTGATTTTCAACGAATCCGTACTTTTCAATACGATTTCGAATCCAATGCGCAAACTCTTGCTTACTGCCCAACTTTTGGTGCAGCTCTCTTGCATTGATGGCTTGCTTACCATCACGTTCTTCTACCTTGATGAGTTCAAAGCCTTCAACCTTGATTTCATCACTCTGATTTACAAATGCTCCCAGCATGGGTGCATCATTCAAATTCTTTTCTAAAAAATCTTTCATTTCTTAATTTGTTAATAATTATATTTGGCTGTGGTGGAAACGAAAAGCCCCATCCGCTAATGTGGAAAGTGCGGACAGGGCTTGTGTCACTCATCCACTATTGTAGAGCGATGGACGGAATGACGACACTCCACGCTTGGAGTTATTCAAATAATATGCTTAATATAAATTATTAATTATCTCAAATATCAGTCAGTCGTGCGCTCTACTTCACAACCTTGTTATTTCGGTTGCAAAGTTAATACTTTTCTCTTTAACTTGCAAACGCTTTAGTGTTTTATTTAAAACGTTAACGTTTGTTTTACTTCGGAGGACTTCTGCCCTCACCAGCACGACCAACTATTGCGGCACATTTCTGCACATTACTTCTTCTTTCCATTGCTCACGGAATTTAATTGTTAAACATCAAAGATAATGTGCAGTTGTTTCGGTGTGCCTCACCATATATGTTACGCTACCATTGATAGCATTTCTTTTGATTGCATCTGAATCCATTGACAAGCATCCTTGCGGAAAAAGATGTCAGAATCGAGCTGCTTGCCATCCACAATGATGTAATTACCCTTATACTCAAATTTGTGGTTTCGGGTCAATGGGACTAGCAGATAGACCGCCATGT